GTCGTGTAAAACAGCGCCTGAAAGGTCGGCGTCGTGCCGATGAGCTGGTTGGGGACGGTGAATTTCTGGCCCGTGCCGGTGATCGTATAGGTGTAAGTGACGAGCACCGCCTTGCCCTCGTCGGCGGCGGCGAACGAATAGACACCGGCGGCGACGCTGTACTGACCGGCGCTCGGGCTTGCGGCGACCTTCACCAGCGGCAAGCCGGTCGCCGCATAGGTGACACCTTCGTCATTGGCGAAGCTCGCGGCGTTGACGACGCTCACATTATAGGGGCTTGCCGCGGGCACGACACCCGCCTCGGCAAAGGAGGTCGCGACCTGGCCGGCCACGGGCGTCAACCCGTAATAGAGATTGGCGAAGGCGAGGCCCGAGATGCGCGCGACCTTGGCCTTGCCCGTCGTCTTGATCGTGCCGCGGGCGATGGCGACCGGGCGCTGGAACTGGCCGTAAAGCTCCTTGACGCTAGCCGCTTCGTCGATCGTGACTTCCTGCACAAGGCCGAAGTTCAAGGGCGTCGCATTGGCGATATCGCTGCGCGTGCCGATCAGCACGCCCGAGCCGAAACTATACATGGATTGATCCTTTCGTTGAGCTTGCTAGGGCAGCACGATCCGCACCGGCACGACGAGAAGCGCGTCGCCGTCGAGGTCGCCGGGGTCCTTCAGAATCTTGCCGTCGATGCGGCCGCTATAGACCGTGCCGGACAGTGTGTTGCGGCCGAGGCCGAGATCGGCGCCATTGAGCGCAAAGGCCTGATCGAGCGCATCCATCACGCCATCGAGCAGCGACGCGCCGACCGTATCGCCTTTGGCGCTGAGATAGATGAAGAGCTTCGGCTCGATGACGCGCTTCGCCACCGCGCCCTCGCTCCAGGCGTAGGATTCGAGTCCGCCCTCGAAGACGAAACAGGCCGGCCGCGCCGCGGGCGGCACATCGCTCCACAATTTGAGCTTGCGCGAAGGTCCGTTCTTCCATGGGTAAGCGGACGCAACGAGGCTGACGAGCGCCCCGATCGCCGCATCGCGAGAGGTGGTCATGGATGTCCGATTGTCGAGAAAAGACCGCGGCGATTATTCGCCCGTTTTCAGCCCGGGATATTGCGAATGGAGATAGGGCAATATCTCGTAGTCGATTTTCGCGATGACTTCGCCGGCGAGCGAGCCAATCATCCGGCGTAACATTGGATCCGCTCTATCGGCCGCGAATTGCATCGGCGGGTCGAGGCTGCGCATGAGAGCATCGAGCATCGCTTTGAGCGCTTGCGCGTCTTCAATCCCCACGGCGTCTCTCCCGTTCGATTGACTCGCTGATCATAACGCAGAATCACCCTGCCCCCAAAGCCTCCAAGACCGCCGCTTTCAGCCCTGTCTCGATCTCGTCCTGCAGATCGTCGAGCGCGCTGCCCATGAAGGCGAAGGCGCGGATGGTCGAGCCGGGATGATGCACGATCTTGGCAAAGCGCTGCGCGCCGCCGGTGACGAAGGCGAGCGCCTTGGCCTTGCTTGGCAGGATGTCGTGCGCCGCGGTCTTGCCGCCATATTCGAGAATGCCGGCGTAGGGAACGTCGTCGCTTTCGATGCTCGCCGCCGGGCCTGAGCCGTCGTCGTCGACATCGGACGAAATCGAGCCGAGGAGCCGGCCGGAGCGCGGCGTCAGGATCGCGCCCGAAAGATTCGCGATGACCTGCGCTTCAAGCGCCTGGCGCAAGGCATCGGCCTTGTCGGCCAGTGCCGCGGCGACGGCATCCGGATCGAGACCGGCATCGCTCATGGCAGGATCACCCGCCGATAAGGTTGCAGTGCGGCGGCGACGAAATCCGGCACAGTCTTGACGATGAAGGAGGTCGTCTCCTGCCCGCCGAGCGATTTCGACTGCTGGCCGATGCGCGTGCGATAATTATAAAGCTCGGCGATCCAGTCCATCGCGGCGAAGCAGAGATCGGCCGGCACATAGCCATAGTTCAGCGCGACCGATGCACCGGCATCCGCCGCCGAAAACGTGTAGGCGCCGGCTGAGATCGTATATTGCCCCGCGGCCGGATTGGCGGCGACGGCGACAAGCGGCGTCCCATTCGCATAGACGACACCGGCATCGCTCGCCCAATCGCCATAGGGCTCCTGCGCCAGGATTTCATAAGGCGCGGTAGACGGCACGACCGCCGCTTCGGCCGAGACCTGGTAGCCCGCCGTGTAAGTCACGATGACATTCTGCAAACCGGCCGAGAAGCACCGGCCGCGCAAGGCGAGCCGTTGCATATGGCCGGGCGGCGCGGCCTCCGCGGCTTCAAACACATAGCCGCTTGGGCGCGGGCCGCCGGCGACAAGCGGCGGCGCCGGCGCAATCGCCACGCCATCGATGACGAGCGAGGCCAGCGATGTCGCCGGCCATTGCCGCAGGACAATCTCGGTGTCGTTGCGGCCGTCGCGCGTCTCGACGATCTGCGTCGGCAGAATATTGGCGCGATCGAGGAAGGCGAGCGTCGCCCGGCTCACCTGCGTGATGAGCCGGGCGAGCAAATCGTCGTCATCGGTGCTGGTGAGATCGAGCCAGGCCTTGAGGTCGGCAAGATCGACGAGATCGAAGGGCGAAGACATAATCATCCTGATGTGGCCCGCCGCGCGGCCTCGCGCAGCGCGGCATTGGTGATGGGCAGACGCACACGCACGCCCTTCTCGCGCAAGAGAGCGAAGAGCGCGCGTCGGCTTAAGGTTTCAAGATCCGGCTGACTCGTATCGACCGATGTCATCGGACGTGGCGCGGATGCCTCGGCGCAGGGCACAAAGCCATGCGCGAGGAACAGCGCTGCGAGATGTTCCTCCACCTCGCTAAGGCCGTCCGTATCGACGTGATAGGTGCGGCCTTCGTGCGAGAAGCCGGTGCAATGCGCCGGCGCGCGCAGTTTCATCAGCCGTTGCCGATATTGCCGATGACGGCGAGCGACGGCGGGAAATAATGCTGCAGCACTTCGTCGGCATAGACGCCATATTCATATTTGCGCGAGCGTAGCGGCCATTCGATCTGGTAATAATCCTGCCGCGTGCGGATCTGCATGACATTGCCGACACCCGAGAGCGGATAAGGCAGCGCCCTGGTCGTCATCAGGACGGTGCCCGCCGGCATGTTCGGGTGCACCTTGATATCGAGCGCGCTGCCGCCCTGCATGGAGAAGCGGTTGAGATAGGTGCGCACCATCACGCCGCCGCCGATCGCATTCTGGCTCGTCTCGAAGACGAAGCGCTGTGCCGCGACGGCGGAGCCGGTGAGGATTTTCTTCGAGATGTTCAGCGCTTCCTGCGACGAGACCCAGATCGTATCCGGCGACAGACGGAAATTGTCCCAGAGGGATTTCAGCGCCGCGTCGATTTCGACCACGCCACCGGCGCCATCCGCCGTCAGCGGCGTGCCGGTGCCGGCCGTTCCCGTCGGCTGAAGCGCGACATAGGCGCCGGAGCTGGTCTTGACCGCCTGGGAGATCAGTCCGTCGAAGGCCAGCAGATTGGCCGAATTGTCGCTCGCGCCGAGCGAGGCCGCGGTCTGCGCGCCGGCCGCCGTCGCGGTGATGACGATCGAATTGATCGACGTGATCGCGCCGAGCACTTCCGAACCCGCCGCGCCCCAGAACCAGGCATAGCCGAGCGCGCCTTTGACGGCGTTGATCGAGGCCGCGACGCTGCCGTCGGGCCCGGTGACCGAAACACTGGCATTGGCCGAGGGCTTCGCCGCGCCGCCGCCGAATGTGTCGGACGTGCCGTCGGCATTGGTGCGGGTGATCGAGGCCTGGATGCCGCCGGCAACCGAGCCGTTCATGACGCCGTCGAGCGTCAGGGCGACGGCGATGACCGACAGGGTCTGGCTCGCGAGCGATCCGCTCGTCGAGGATGCGACCAAGGTCGGCGTCGGCGTGGTGCCGAGCGGCGCCGACGCATTGCCGCCGAGGATCATCGCCTCTTCGCCGAGCATCAAAGCTTCGAGGCCCGTCTTCGCCGCGACGGCGCGGATGTCGTCAAAACCCTGGCCGGCATATTGCGCTTCGAAATCGACGCTGGTTTCGACGCCGATGCCCTTATAGGCAGCGGTGAAATCCTGCGTCGCGACAGCGAGAGCGCCGCCGCGATTGGCGGCCGAAACGCCAAAGCGCAGGCCAGCGGTGTTGATCGCCGTGATGGCGCGCCAATTCGCCTGGATGCCGCCTTTGCCGGAGACGCGCGGGATGGCGTTGCGCAACGGCGTCAGCACCGGATAGAGCAGCTTGGCGCCGACTTCGAGATCATAAAAGGTGAGGCCGGATGTGGCGCTCGCGTTCTCGGTGAACGTGCTCTTTTCGAGACCGATCAGGCCTTCGAGGCGCGGATCGCCGAGCGGGCGCTGCTGCGCGACTTTGATGCTGGAAAGCAAATCCTGAACTTTGGCGTGGGTTGTCATTGAAAGCTCCTGAAATAAAAATCGCGCCGGAAGCGGCGCGTCGGGCAGCGAGTGATGTGAGGGAGAAGGCTCAGCGCATCAGGAAGCTGCGGCCATTGCGCTGGGCGAGCTTGATGGCGAGAAGCGAGAGCGCCTCGGGATCGGCAAGCAGCTTTTCGAGATTGGCCTCGCCGTCTTCATTCTTCGCGACGGCGCGTGGCGCGCCGGCAAGCGGCAGCGGCATGGGCTGCGCCTCGATATTCTTCACGCGCTTCAAAAGATCATCGAGCACGGCATCGAGATGATCGAGCCTTTTGCCAAGCGTGGCGCTGGCGCTCTTTTGCGCACCGCAGGACGCGCCAAGCTCGACCGCCGTGTCGTGCACGTGCTGGATGCGGTCGAGATCGGCGGCGCTGTTGCGCGCGCCGGCCTTGCCGAACAAAGCCATTGCGCGCTTGGCGGATAGGCCCATCGGCGTCTCGAAGGCGGCGTTATCGGTGTCTTCCCCCGTCACCATCGTCTGCAGGATCGCATGCGCCTGCTGAACGAGGGCGTGAAGTTGGTTGATCGTATCGGCCGGTGCGCCGTCTTCATTGGCGCGCAGGAGCAAGGTGCCCTTTAAGCCTTCGAGCTGGCCGAGGATTTGCGCAAGCTGCGCGATGTCGCTCGCATCCTTGGCGAAATGCCGCCATTCGTGCGAGCCGTCCGCTTTCACCATTTCGAAGCGCGCTTCCGGCAGGCAGGGTAGATCGACGAGCGAGATTTCGCTGGGCGCCGCGGTGTAACGCGTCAGTCCGTCATCGTCTGTCCAGCGGCGCGCATAGCTGCCACCTTGCGAGAAGCCGGTGTAGACGCCTTCCTTCACCTTGTTCCATTCGGCGTCGTCTACAACTTTCGCGCAGATTTCGATCTGCTTCTTCTTGTCGTTGAAATTGAGCGTCGTCACCTTGCCGGCGGCGACGGTGCCATGCATAGCGCGCAGATTGCCGCGCGATTTGCCGCCGGTCGAGCGGGCGATCTCTTGCGACCATTTCTCGTAGAGCGGCTTGGTCGAAGCGTAATCGCGAATCTCGCCGGTGCGGTCTTCAGCCTCCGCCGTCGCAACGCCATAAACGAGGCGCCGCTGCGCATCGACCTTGGTGATCGGAATGAACATGTTCAGGTCTGACATGAAGTGCTCCTTCAAAGCGTTTTCGAGCGAAGGGGGATCGGGTTCGCGTTGCGAAAACGCGTCGAGACAAATTGAGCCCGGTTCTGAAAATCGGAACTGGGCTCGTGGATGCGCAAACAAAAACCGCCGACGCGAAGACGTGGCGGTTGTGATTTTCAGCGTGTCGCTCGCGTCATGGCCGGGCTTGACCCGGCCATCCAAGCGACGCTGCTATTCTGTTTTGAAGCACGTGCGCCGCGCTTTTGAGCCGCTGTAATGACAGAGGCTCAATCCATAAACGTACCCTCATCAATGTGCCGTAGGGTTGCACGCGCTTCGGCCGCTTGCGGCATATGACCGAAATTAGCGATCTTTTCCAAGATCTGACGTGCCGGGAGGGGCGCAACTGCAAACGTATATCTCGCCGCCTTTAGCCGCACTTGCATGCAGGGATGATCGTAGAGTCGCGTCAATGTAAGCTGCGCATCGTGGCCGCGCTTTCGCAACTCATCGGCTATACCAATGATCCGGTAGAG